GCTCCAAGTGGTTGATTTCATTTAATTCAGGACGGACAACGGCGGAGGTCGAACATGTTTGTCCTGAGGTCGAACAGAGGACGTACAAGCCAAAATCAGGCATTTTCATCCTCCCGGATCGACCAATCAGAAGGATCTTCCAGGTCCATGCATTGCCCGTTCGAGGGTGATTTGTAGTGGCTCGGGACGACCGGAATGACGCTGTCCAGGACCTCTTCGGTCTCCGGATCGACCCGGTCCTTGCGGCCGAAAACCATACCTTCGGCACAAAGGTAGCCGAAGCGCGACCGGACCACGGTGTGGCCGAATTGTGTGCCGTCGCGCAGGAAGCGGATGTCGCCTTTGGTGGCCAGTACGTTGATGCGGTCGCGGATGGTGAACTGGCTGCCAAGACCGCGCTGGTTCTCGAACGCCTCGCGAAACTGGGTCGAGGTGTAGAGTTTTCCCTCTGCCGCCTCGTCGATCAGGATCGACAGGATCACATCGCGCTTGCGATCCCGTTCAGCATCATGTTTCGCGCCGACTTCCTGGCGGACGAGGCGCTCGTTCATCGGGTTGATCTCGACCCATTGGCCGCCGACCTTGTCGATCACCTTTGGCGGCAACGCAGGGCCGTTCCGGAGCTCGATCTCCAGCTTTCGTTGCGAGCAATCCTCGTCGGGCCGATGCAGGATCAGGCCGGAGGTGTAGAAGCCGCGCAGTGCACTTGCGCCGGAGAGCGCGAGGAATGGATCGTCCTTCACCTGCTGCTTGCTGAGCTTCTTGGTGTGATGGATCAGGATGACCCCGCAATCGGGGTCAATATGGTCGCGCAGGACCTCGACCCGTTCCTTCAGGAAGAACATCATGGCGGTGTTGTCGTTTTCGCCGCCGCCATCGGGACCGCCGTCAAAGAGGTTACGGATCGGGTCGACGCAGAGGATGTCGGGCGGTGCCTCCGGGAACGCGGTTTGCACGGCGCGCGCAACCCGCACGCTGCCCTCGTTGTCGAGCAGCATTTTCAGTTTCGGCGTGGCGACGAAGGTATCGCGCGCAGCGGCCAACACCTCTGGTGGCAGGGCGATCTGCTTCAGGCGTTCGCGCAGATAGTGATACTGGATTTCGGCCTGCAGATAGAAGACCCGCAGCGGCCGCGGCGGGGTGAAGCCGAGGAACGGCACGCCTGCCGCCATGTGCACGAGCCAGGAGATCAGCAGGTCGCTTTTGCCAACTTTGGGCGCACCACCCAGCACCAGCAGCCCGCCCGGCGTCAGAACGCGCGGCGCGATGATGTCTTCGGGCATGGGGCTCTGGTCGTCCAGCAACGCGCCGAGCGTGAAGGCGGGCATTTCCTGCGGCCCCGGTGCGCCATTGGTCAGCCGGATCAGGGGCGGTCCGTATTTCTCGACATGGCGTTCCCAGAGCCGCTCTGACTCGCGCTTCAGCCGTTCGACCGGCCACTGAGGCCGCAGCATCGCGGCGTTGTAGCCGCAGATGCCTTCCCAGCCCTCGTCCTTTGTCATCCGGCCCTCGTGGACCATGCGGATGAAATGCCCGATCGCGGCCGATGCGCCCTCGAAGCGGGACCAATCATCCTGCGCGCCCTCGCGCACGGGCGTGACCAACACTTCGTCCATCGCCGGTTTGTCGGGATGGGAGAACTCGGGCTGCAGGGATGCGCCCGGCGCGGGCGGCATGTCGGTCACTGCTTCGATGAACTCGGCCAGATCGCGTTCGCGGTCGGCGTTCAGCTCGACAATCCGCACCTGCGTTTTCAGGCTGTTCTTGTAATAAACGCTGCCCGCGACACGGATCGGCTGGTGGGCCGAGCGGAAATGCATGTCGCCGCCGACCTTGGCCGCGATGTCGCCGCGCAAACGGCAGACGCGGGCGATGTCGTCGCCTTCGGCGGGCTCGGTCAGCGTCCACCAGATGTGCGCTTTTCGCTGGCCCTCCGGCGTCACGCCACCGCTTTCCACCACCATGGTCGGCGCACCGAGGTGGCGCTCCAGATGGGCCCGCTTGGCGGCAATGTCGCCGGTGTCGAGATCGACGACCACAGTCTGCATATGCAGGATCTCAGCGGCTTTGGCCTGACCGGGTACGGCCACCGTGCCGGGGATCACATAGACAGCTGCGCCCTCACGCGAGGCCCATGTGGCGAAGGTCGCCATCTTTTCAGGCGCTGCCTGATCCGCTTCCAGCCAGATGTTGTGCGGGCGGCCATCGATGCCCTGACCCTTGTCGATGAAACTGCGGACCGGGATCAGCCCGTCGCAATAGCCGAAGACGACCTGCATGAACTGGGCGATCTGCTCGGGATCGGGCTCGTCCCCAAACACGTCGATCTGCGGCGCGGCATCGTTGAAATCGCGCCACGGATTGAAATGGACGATGTTTTCCGTGGGTGTGTCAGGCGTTTTGTCGTCGCGCATGGGTGTGTCCTGGTCGGGATCGGCTGGCTCGTCGGTCATTTAGCGAGGCTCCAGCACCGCTCGGCATGGGCACAGAAGCGGCACTCGAAGAAGTCACGGTTGGCGGCGATGCGGGGCAGCAGCTCGCCCGCGTCGGTGGCCTGCAGGATCCGCACCGCACGGTCGGACATGCGCTGCGCGAGATCGGCATCGAAGGGGACGAGCTCATGGTGCAGCTCGGCCGTGTCCTTGTTGATCGCGGTGAACAGCGCCGGTGCCACCGATATCCCCGGCACCGAGGGTTCCATGTAAGCCTGGTAGATCGAGATCTGGGCGGCATAGACGGGCTTTGACACCGTGACCCCGTCCTTGACACAGGCGCGCCAGTTCTTGGCGTTCATCGTCTTGCATTCCCAGAGCGCCGGGGCGCGCAAACCAAGTGCTGCCGGGGCATCAGCGATGATCCCGTCGACATGGCCCCGGATGCGACCGCCCGCGACGGAAAAGCCGAACTGGCCGCCATCGCGTTTTTGGGTCACCAGATCGATCCCGGCCGCGCGCAGCCAGCGGATCGCCAGATCCTCGAGCTGATGGCCGATCGCGAAGATCCGCAGGGTCTGCCCGCTGAAATCAGCCCCCTCATCCTTGGGCGCGCCGACAAACTCGAACTGCAGCGCGCGTTCGCAGGCATGACCCAAGCGGGATGCACCGAGATAGGTCCGGGGCGGTGTGGCCTCGCGCTCGGCAACAAGGGCTGCATCGACCAGCGCGTTGATCCGCTCGGCCATGGAGGGGCGTGGGTTGAAGTCCAGCATCAGAACGGCACCTCCGGTGTCTGGGCCCGGGCGATGTCGGCCATGGCCTCGCGGAAACCCTCGACGGCCTCCTCGATCAGGGCACGCACCTGTGCCTCGGTCAGCTCCGCGAATGCGGTCTGCCAGCCGATCTCGTCCATCAGCAGTGCGATGCGTTTCATGGTGGCGGTGACGGCGGCGCGTTCTTCTTCGGTCAGATCAACCATGGCAAATCGCTCCCGCGCCAAACGCGTCCAGAAGCCTTGGCAGGGCATCGAGCAGAACCAGACCGACGGCCGGGGCCGCATCGACCGGTGTGGATCTCGCCAGCCAAAACCACGCGTGGGTTGCCGGCAGACAGCACAGAGCGTTCCACGCGGATGCCAGAGACGCCGCCGCTCCTCGGCCGTTTTGGGGACTGAAGATTTCATGGGTCATGCCGCCCTCCGTTCGGGACCAGCCACCGCATTTACGACCCCTTGGATCGCGCGCTTGTTGAAGCCGAAGGTCATCAGCGCCGAGGCGCGATAGCGCGTCAGGCCGAAGTCGTGGCGGCATTCGGGCGGCAGGTATTTCAGCTGTTTGTCCGTCGGTGGCTGACGCAGCCATCCGCGCGTCTTGAAGGCGCTTTCATCGCTCTCGTGGGTGTTCAGCCAGTCGTCGGCCTGCGCGAGGCAGACGGTGCGTTCCCCGACGCCCAACAAGCGTGGCCGCTCGCCCTTGGCCCCGCCAATGGCGTACCAGACGCCCTCCATCCAGAAGATGCCGCCCCAAGCGGTGAAGCCCGTGGCCATCAGCGCATCGTCCGTCCCGAAGAGATCGACCCATGCGAAACTGGACCGTTTCAGCAGATCGATCTCGGTCATGACAAAACCCGAGAGCGGCACTGCGTTCGCGCCGGTCTCGCCTTCGTCCTGCAGCAATACCTCGCCGCAGAGCGGGCATTCGGTGGCGGCGAGCGGGATCTCCGCTGCGCAGGCCGGGCAAGTTTTCGTCGGGGCCTCGCCGGTGCCGATCTTGCCATCCAGATCGACGTCCTGCTCCAGCGTGCCGTGGATCAGGCTCGACGTCCCGAAATCCAGCACCACGCAGTCGGTCTTGACCAGCCCCGGGTGCTCCTCCGGATCGACCGTGCGCAGCCCGCGCCCGACCATCTGGATCATGGTGGATTTGTAGGAACTGGGCCGAAGCAGCACGACACAGGACGTCGGCGGATGATCCCAACCTTCAGTGAGTACAGCGACATTGACGACCACGCGGGTCTTGCCCGCCGCGTAGTCAGCCAGGATGGCCTTGCGGGTCTCGGAAG